GGTCATTTATTTCTGACTGTGATTTACCTTGCTGTCTCATTAATTCTTTTTGTAAAGTAATTTGGTGGTCTATATTATTAGACGCTATCTTCATTAAATCATCATTTCTTTCATAAGCTCTATTTAATCCCTCTACTGATTTTTTAGCCTCGTCAGTATTAAAAGCATAATCAATTAATTTAGCTCCGTAAATAGTAAGTAAAGTAACTCCGACACTTAAAAGAGATTGCCAGCTAAATACAGCTCCAGTAATAGACTTTAAAACACTAACGGTTGGTTTTCCCTCAGCAACTAACATTTTATTTTTATCACGAATACCGTTAATAGCGTCAAATAAAGCAGGAAAGTTATTTGATAATGCCATGAATCCAGTATTAATGCTATTTGCAAACGCTGGGGCTTCACGTGATAATTGATTGATTGAATTACCTAACGCATTAAATCCGCTTGCATAATTACCTACATTTCTTTGATTTTTGCCTAAAGCAGAATCAATGGTTTTTAATTTATTATCTAATATGTTTGCTTTTTCAGCAGCTTTTAAAAACTGTGTTGATGTTTCACCGTATTTAACTCCTAAATTTTGAGCATTTATAATAGCTTTTTTATGTTCTAAATCTAATTTTTGATAAGCTCCTACTAAATTACTTACGCTTTTAGCTTCATTAATTGCGTTTTGATTTAGTATTCTTTGATTAACTGCTTCGCTCGCTGTTTGTTTATTATTGTTTTGCCTTGCATATGCTAATTTTTTTATTTCAAGTTCTAAGGCTTTTATAATTGCATTTTGCTTTTCAAGTTCAGCATTCAAAGCACTTGTATTCGTAACTGCTTTATCTAACCCAGTAGGAGTAGAAATTCCGCTTATACCTTTGCTTGCACCAGAAGCACTTTGTGAAATTTTAATCAATTCAGCATCAATTAAACTTAATTTTGACATTAAATTTTCAACTTGTTTTATTGCTTCGCTACCAATTACTAAATCTACACTATTTGCCATTTTAATTTTGTTTTGCTTTTTCTTCTAATAATTTTGTTATTTCAATCCATTCCGAAACCGTTATTTCTTTTGGATTTAGTCTATAAGGATATTGCAATCCAATTGTTGCTATTTGTAACTGCTTTGCTAAACTTGCGCTTTCAATATTAGCATCTTTTTTTAATTCTATTTCAATTAAAGAAATACGGGTCTTAATTCCCTCGCATCCAATATTTAACCTATTTAACTCCAAAGCATCGCCATCTATTGTATTTATCTCTGACATTTTAAAACCATGCCTTGCCAATTCTTTTACAAATAATAAGCGTGTTTCCATTTGGTCGTTTCCAAATCCTAGCCACATCCTACTTATTAATGATTTAACCGTATTATATTTTAACTTTAAAGTTTCAATTTCGCACCACTTTTGTAATCTATTTGTAAATGAACGGTCATCTATTGCTTTAAAATATTCGTCTAATATTATTTTTTCGATAGGTAATAAAGTTTCGTTCTTTTCTTTTTTTTGCCTACCATCATATCCTACAATAAACCAATTTAAATCGGTTGTAGTTTTATATTTATCGAAGTTGTAAAGTGGCAAAGTATCGATAGTGTCGTAATAATTCATAAATATCTTTTTATATAATTCATTAATTCAGGATATACAATTTGATAATTTACAATTTCCTGATTATTACTATCTAACCCAAATAAATTAGTATATCCCGCAAAAAATATAGATTTTTCATTGCTTCCAGTTCCTGTGCTAAAAATATCAAACTTTGTCAAATCAGGTGATAAATTAACTTGTAAATTAGAAATAAAATTACCTGTTTCTAAAAATGTATAATTACTACCCGCTATTTTTTCGGGGTTTAATAATTGAGTCGATAAACTATAAACTCCTTTGAATAAATCGTTATTATTTTTCAATTGCTTATCATCCGAACCCATACCACTCTGAAAAGCATCAACATTTAAACTAACTATTTTATTTTCATTAGCCAATACGATACGCTCTTGCTCATCTAATATATTAGACAATACAAAGTTACATTTTTTAATATAATCGTTTACGGTTATTGGCATAAAGCAAATATACAAAAAAACCCGTTACAATATGCAACGGGTTTAATTCTGCTTTATTATTAAATTATGATGCTGTTACAATCGCAGTAGCTACATTTGATTTATACAATACATCGGCTAAAGTCAACACAATACCATTTAAAGATACTTCAATAATATCAGCGGTTGTGTTAGCCGTTACGGTTAGTGTATATTTTTTGGTTATTTCGCTGTAAATACAAGCACTTGGAGTGATTGCTACACCGTTACGAGTAACTAAGAAGTCACCTGTTACTAATCCCTCAACTGAATGCGTTTTATCTTGTAAAAGCATAGAAACTACGATAGAAGTCGAAGCTGTTACGATAGGATTAACACTCGCAATTACTTCGTTAACTCCTGTCAATTCTCCATAAGAAAAATCAAGTTCATTATTTTCAATCCATGACATACGTTCGTCAATTTCTGCTCTTTCAGGCAATTGTAAAATAACTGTTTGACTTGAAGCATCTGTTCCATTCGCACCCATGTATTTACCGTTTTCAAACATTCCTAAAGTAAAACCTTTTGGTTCACCTGCTTTTGTTACCGTAAAAAACATTGAATTATCAACATCAAAGAGAACTAAATCATAAGCATTGAATCCGCTTAAAGAAGTAAGTGCTTTATGAAAATTGATACCATTATCGAAAGTAACTGTATGTTCGTAAGGATTTTTACCAGCTACTACTTTAATACCCGAACCTGCACGAGTAATAATGTTATCATCTGCAGTATTGTCCTCAAAAGAAACAACACCTTGCAACATGATTAAAATTCCGTCTTGTTGTAAAGTTCTAAGATATTCCTTTGTAATTTCAAGGTTGAACTTATATCCTTTTTGAACCAAACCTAAAGCGGTTACACGCTTTCTGTCCATTCTGCAACCTGCTAAACCAGTGCCTAAAACACCATTAGCTCCACAATTAACTGTGTTTATTTGTGTTTGTAAACTCATTATTTTATAAATTTATTAGAGATTAATTTTTCTATTGTTTTTTTATCTAACAACTCAATATTTGAGTTAATTTTATAAAGTTTATCTAAGGTAAATTCTTTAATTACCTTAAACATTTTTGTTTTTTCTTTTTCAGCCATAGCTTAAAATTTAATATTTTCTTTTATACAACCTGTAGTCAACTCAATTTCTAAATCTAACACAATAGCATTCCAAATAGTTATTAATCCTTTACCGTTGTCGTTTACGCTATAATTTGGCTTTAATTCCTTTTCTATTTTACTATCGATAATTTTGGATATTCCAGAACTATTAATCAAGGTTATAAAGTTATTGTAAACGGGTATCAGGATGTTTATATAATCAGTTTGGTATTGCGTTGCATTAAAAGCATCGACATCGTTTGAACGTGTTGCAATTACAAATCGTGCATTTCTTGTTACTCTATTTCTAAGCAAATCATCGGTATCTTTTGAAGTAACTAACCAAATAAGCGGGTATTTTGAAGTGCTTTCTTTAAGAACTAAGAATTTGTTTAATATATCAATTGTACCCCAATCATAACGGACTTTGTGTGTCCCGTTCCATTGTGGCATCAATTCAATTAATTCTCTTAATTTTTCTTCAAAAACTATCATATACCAAAACTGTTTTTAGTCTCGTAAACCTTAAAATAATCAGGTTTCCAATTTGTAAAATCAGATTGTTTATCCATTAAGTAACCGTAAAGGCTTTTTTCTGCATTATTACAACCGTACCAATCAATAAAATTATCATAAATATAAGGTTCGATTAAATACTCACCTTGATACTGTTTAATAAAGTTTTGATTTGCTCCTGAAATTAAATACTTTGGAGTTTGGTTTATTGCATTTTCAGGATTTACTTTTTTTGCTCCAGTTGATGAAAGTCTTATATCTGTTTGAGTAACGAACTCTTGATAAATATAGTTGGCTATTAATGAATCATCATTATCTAAACCTAACCATATTTTACCGTCATATTCATCACCTTGAATCAGTTTTTTAAACTTTTCGTCTACCGCATTAATATCAGTAATCGCTTTAATTTCATTGTAAAGACTTAAACCTAATGCATTAAGTAAAATTTCACGTTCCAATTTTATACAAAGATAATCCAATTCAGTAGCATTGTTAGGCGTGCTTGACGGGTCTATATTAGCTAAAGGAATATGAATATAATTCTGGTTATTGAAAAATGTACTATCTACTATTTGCATTTTTTATTTTTTAATTGGTTTAATCTCTTTCACTTCTTCAAAAAGTTTTATCTTAAATCCTTTATCTAAAGCGTCCTTATCGTTTATTTCAATTAAGGCGGATTTTTTATAACCCGCCCAATCTTTTAACAATTTTACTTGCATTTATTATGCTTTTGTCAATGCAGTAATTGCAGTTGAAAGAACACCTTTAACAAATGCACCGTAATGATTTGATTTTACTCTTTGAACCAAACGAGCTTCTGCAAGAATAGTAACAAGGTTTTTTGTAAAGTCATCATTTTCATAACCTACATTAATAGTTAATCCCTCTTTGAAACGAACACCTGCTTTACTAAAATCACCTACCAAGAATGAATCTAATGCAATACCAGTATTTGCAACTACTCTAATTCCGCTAACTACAGTTCCATCAAGTGCAGCGAAAGGAGGCATAATATACTGACCTGTTGAAGCTTTTGACAGCTCCATTCCTGTAACATCAGTAGGGTGCATTAAGATATAGTTAGGCTCAAACAAGTTAACACGAACTTGATTAATAGCAGTTCTAAGTACATCCAATTTTGTAGGCGTTGGAATAGCTAAAGCGAATGAACCAGCAGCCCATGCAGTAGCATTTGTATTAATACCTGTTAAATTAACGGTCAATCCTGTACCATTCAATAATTGGTCATCAATTTTCAAGTTTATTAATTCTGTTAATTCTTGGTCAATTTCTGAACGCATTAGTTCAACATCGTCAAGCATTTCTTTAGTAACTTTAATGTAAGCAGTTACTTTTTTAACGTTTGCAGAAGCCACAACCAAATCAAAATCAGCTTGAGATTTAGCAGCTCCTTCAGCAGTCATAGCAGCACCACCGTCACGATTTTTTTGCTCTACCCATTCCCAAACGTTTGACATAATCGTACCAACATTTACCAATTGAAGTACAAAAGGATTTCTTGTAACAATTCTCGCAATACCTTGCTCTCTTTCAGCTTGTGGAACTTGACCTGTTACGTTTGTAGCTAATCCAATTGTTCCAGCAGCTTTTAAAGCAATCTGAACCGAAGCACCAGACTTTTCTTTCATGGCTTTTAATTCCTCTGATTTTTCAGTCAAAAGACTTGCTAATCCCTCAGGGACATTGTTTGAAGCTCCTTTGGTTTCAATGTTAAGCACTTTTAAAGTAACTTCTTCTAAATCTGCTTTCAATGCTTTTACCTCTTGTCCTTCCGTTTCTAATGCTTGTACTTTAGAAAGTACTTCAATCAATTCCGATTTAGAAACTGAATTAGTTTTCATGGCATCTATTTTAAGACCCAATTCTTTAATGATTTCTTCCA